GCATCGCGCCTTCGCCAGTCAACAGCCAGTTGGCATTTATCCCAAAACGCACAAGATACTCAATTGCATCACCACCGGGGGTGCGATGCGATAACTCGTAGCCGCGCAAGGATTGCAATGGCATCCCAGTCTTTTTGCACAGTTCCTTTTGGGTCAATCCAAGGGCTGAACGCGCCTCTTTTATACGCGATCCAACGGTCTGTTTTTGGTTGTCGCTAGGATTCATCTAGCGACAACCAAATAGCGACAACCAGTAGACCGGTTGTCGCTATCTATAACTATATGTTTATAAACATAAAACATGTAATTCCTTAAAAATAGATGCAAATGCGTAGCGACAACCAAAAGCACACCAATAAAAAAGATTGTCAATTGAGTTGACATGATATTCAATTGGGTATGTAATGCGCCACATCGCACAACAACACCGGAGCATAAACAATGAGAACCGAAGCGGAAAAAAAACCAGCCACCAAAGACTGGCACCCAGCGGACATCAAGGCCGCCTTGAACAAAAAAAACATGACCCTGGCGGGAATCGCCCGAGCCTACCAACTGAACGGGTCGAGCTCGCTTTCGCAAGCCTTTACCCGCAGCTACCCCATCAACGAGCAGCGCATCGCCGATGCGATCGGCGTGCATCCGATGGTGATCTGGCCCAGCCGTTACAACAAGGACGGCTCACGCAAGTTGCAGGGGTTTCGGGTCATACAGTTTAACGCAACGGCGCAGGCGCGCAATAGCAAACGCGCTGCCGCCGACAGCAAATCAAAAAAGGCTGCCTGACATGACGTTACATGGTGAAGGAATTTTACTCGCAGGATGTAACCCTCACCCTTCTCTCAGAGGTGTGTATGAAAAACATCATTGACACATTGACCGGTGACCTGTTCGCCAGTATCCCGGTGATGCACCCCAAGACAGCGGGTGGCTGGCGGTTTCGCAGCGAAATCGCCCATGTGATGGGCGACGCAGTGAAGGCGTGCAGCAAGGATCGCTACCAGATCGCCGCAGACATGAGCCGCTTGCTGGGACGCGAGGTGACGGTCAACACGCTTGACAAATATACATCTGAAGCCAGCGAGGAATACCTGCCCAATCTGGAAACGGCGATCGCCTTTGATGCGGCCACCGAGCAGCTCGCGGTGGCGGATTTTTTCGCTCGAAAGCTGGGTTGTCGGGTATTACCAGGCAAGGAATCGCTGGCCGCCGAGCTGGGCAGGCTGGAGATGTTGAAAGGCGATATTGCCCGTCAAGAGAGAGCCATCAAAAAGGTATTGGGAGAAGAAAAATGAATGCCCCCGCCCTCATCACCCACGCCGGCATCCCCGCCGCGATGACTGCGGCGCAGGCCGACATCAAGACCCTTGCGGAGGCGCTTGACATCAGTAAACAAGGATGTCAAAAAAAGGCCACTAAAGAGGTATGGCCGTTTGATGAAGTGCCGTTTGCTGGTGGTAAAAAACGCCTGTATCCACTCGCCACGCTGCCAAAACAGGTACGCGAAGCGGTGCTGGCGCAGCGCCTGCATCAGGCGATGGCGGTGACCCCGGCGCAGGTGTCAGCGCCCTGCCCCGCCGTTAAGAAACACGAGGTTATCCGTGCCGACGGCGCGATGGTCAAGCGCGGGCTGGTCCGGCGCGTTAAACCGGAAGCCAGTCTTAACGATCTGGATCGTGCCCGTCGCGATGCCGGGCTGGTGCTGTGCCAGGCGATTGATTCCGCGATGGCGCTGTCCGGTTGTTCGGCGCGGCACGCCATGATCGAGCTGGCCGAACGGGTATTGGGCGGGGTTGCGCGGCCAGAATTGATTGTGGCGGCGAAGACTACTTATATTAAGCCGCGCCAAGCAGGGCAAACACAGGCATCTCTGTTATCGCGCCTACAAAAGATGTATGCGGCCTATATACAAGGGCGTGGCGAGGGTGAACTGGGGCGCTATTTGATTCCCGGTAAAACCTCGGCGCGCGGGCAATCCCCGATCCATATCCACGCCTTTTTGATCTTTTATTGCCGCCCGACGCGACCCCCTGTCTCAGAAGCCTGGCGCGCAGCACAAGGCTGGTTTGCAGCACAAAGCCTGCCTTGCCCTGCGCTGGCCACATTTTACCGGATTGAAAAATCCCTGCCGGTGACGCTGAAGTATCGAGGTCGCATGACGGGGTCGGAATGGCGCGGCCTGAAGGCGTATGTAGCCCGCGACGTGAGTATGTTTTACAGCAACGACATCTGGGTGGCGGACGGCCATAGCTTCAAGGCCAAGGTACAACACCCGATCCACGGCCAGCCTTTCACACCTGAAATTACCGTTGTAATTGACTGGGTGTCGCGCCGTATTGTCGGCTGGAGCGTGGATCTGGCGGAAAGCACCATCGCGGTGACCGCAGCCCTGCGCCATGCCGAACAACAGACCCGCGCACGGCCATTGGTGTTCTATTCGGACAATGGCTCAGGCGAGACGGGCAAACTGATTGACTGCCCGATCCACGGCACGCTGGCGCGCCAGGGCATCACCCACGAAACCGGCATCCCGGGCAATCCGCAGGCGCGCGGCATTATTGAACGCTTGTGGCAAGTGACCACCATCCCAATGGCGCGCACTTATCCGACCTGCACCTGGAAGGGCGCGGACAAGGAAGCCACCCGCAAAATGCTGGTGGGGCTGAATAAAAAAGACGGCACGGGGCGCGCGGTGTTACCGACATGGAAACAGTTGCTGGACGACTGCGAACGGGTGCTGGGCTGGGATGGAGAATACAACACTCACCACGCGCACCGCGCACTGGATAACCGGACTCCGGTGCAGGAATATGCGCTGCGGCTCGACCCGAATAGTGAAGCCTGCGGACCGGCCGATGACGAGTTAGCCGTGATGTGGATGCCGGAGGTGGGGCGCGTTCCCCAGCGCGGGTTGATCTCGATTTTCAATAACGTGTATGCCAACGCGATGCTGATTGACGCGCTGGCCGAGGGCGAACGGGTGCGGGTGCGCTTTGACATACACAACGCGGATCAGGTGTGGGTGTTGCGCATGGATGGCACGTTTTTATGCGTCGCCGAGTGGAACGCTCACAAGCGCGCCGCCTTCCCTGTTACGTATATGGACAAGAAGCGTCAGGAACGCGCCGACGGCAAGATAGGCCGCGCCCAGCGCGACATCAATGAGGCCAATGCAGAGCTGGGTAACGTCATCGAGGCGCAGGGCGAATTTACCCAGGACATCACAGACTTTATTGATTTAACCCCGCCCGCGCCGAAGGTGCGCGAGCTGACGGCGGCTGATTTTGCCACCCCGACCGCAGAAAAACCGACGTTATCCAGCATGGACAACGTGAATCTGTGGCTGTATTGCGACGGGGAAGACCCACGGAAGAATAAAGAGGTGGCCGCTGGCTAGTAACGAGCTAACCGACGGCCTTTGTAGTAGTAGCAACAACAACAGGAGAAGTATAAATGAAACAGCATTTTGTTGAAACCAGTAATCACCGTTTATTTATGGGCAGCGTCGCCGCTGTCGAGAATCGCGGCAGCCCGGAAGCATGTATTTTACTGCTCACCGGCGAGCCGGGCACGGGCAAAAGCTGCACCGTGGACAACTGGGGCGCGGCGCGCGACGCGATCTATCTGGAAGGTATCCCCGGTATGAGTCTGAGTTTTTTGCGCGACTATCTGGCTGACCAGACCGGTATCATCGGACACAGAAAATTTGACCAATACAAAGGCATGGTCGAATTTTTCCGCGCCAACCGCCAGCCCATCATCCTGGACGAAGCCCAGCACGGCCTGCCCAACAAGGCCGAATGCATCGAATATCTGCGACGCATCGCCGAGCAGGCCAATATCGTGCTGGTGCTGGTGTGTCACACCTCGGAGAAACACCGATTTTCAGAACACCGCCTCGCGCACGTCGCGACCCGCGTCTCTGCCGCGCCCGAACTAAAGCCCGCTACGGTGGCCGACTGCGCTGCGTATCTGGCCGAGCTGTGCGAGGTGCGCACCGATCAGGGTATTGCCCAGCAGGTTTTTGAGCAATCGCGCGGGCGTTATCGCCTGATGAGTAACGCCTGCATGACCCTGGAAAAAATCGGCGCCAAGTTTGGCAAGGATGAACTGATCGCGACAGACATCAAGGGGGTGAGACTGTGCGAAGACGCGATGAAATCCCTTAAAAGGGAGGCGAAATAATGTCCCGCAAAGGTCAAACCTGCCCCCGCACCGTCACCATCGGCCTGCGTCAGCGCGCCTGGTGGGTGATGCGCAAGCGCATCACTTTCACGGCACGTGAGCTGCTGGCCACGCTGGCTAATGGCACAGAAAAAGATGCGCCCGGCAATCTCGGCAAATATCTGCGCGCGCTGGAAAAAGCCGGGATCATCAAACGCGAAGCCGTGCGCGAACCGGCTGCCTCGCTTACCAGTAACGGCTGCCTCCGCTATCGCCTCGCGATCAACGACGGTCGTCGTGCCCCAGTTTGGCGCGTCAACGCCAACACGGTCTACGACCCGAACAGCGACACGGTCTATCCGTTGGTGGCGTGCCATGACTAACGATGTGCACACCTTCGACTTATGTTTTGCGGCGGTTGATGCCAGCAGCATGACAGCGGTGAGTGCGGCAATTGGCTACTCACGGACGGCGGTATCTCTTTACCTGTCCGGTAAATATGGCGCTGGGGTAGAAAAGCTGGAAGCGGCGATCCGCGCTCAATACGACCGTTATCCCTGCCCGCATAGCGGGCTGGAAATTAGCGGCCCCGATTGCCAGCGCCGCGCGACGGCCCCGCGCCCCTTTGGTGGCCGTGCCAAGGAAACCCACTGGCTGGCCTGTCAGGGCTGCCATTACAACAACAACAAACAAGGAGACAAATCATGAAATTACGTAACTGGCGCATCGTGGCAGGGATTCTGGTCTTGCTGTTAATACAGTCCGTGCTGGGGCGGCTGGATGCCGAAGCGCGGCTGGAGGATGCGGAATACGCCGCCGCTCGCCATCTTGCCGC